GTAAAGCCATCTAATATTGCTAAGTGATCTGGGCTTTGAGCCCACTCTGGGATGACGTATGATGTGCGTAAGTTAAATATTTTCTTAAGATCTTTAGACGGTAACAGTAACTTATCTGATGAAAAGAATTGTAGCCCATATTCTTGGTTAAAGTCTTCTTCTGATCCTAAGTTTGCAATTGTTGATTGCTTCCATGCATCATCACGACCTGGAACTTGCCACCAATCTACTCTTAATGGAACATACGTATTTGCACCGTTCATTGCATCCATGTAAATATCGTAAAAGCGGTTCATACCATTTGGCGTGGACGTTATTATAATCTTTGAATTGGATGAGGCTGAAATTGTAGGATAAATTGCTCGATAAAAGAAGTCAAGATACGATGGATTAATATGTGCAAACTCATCAATATATAATACATGAATTGTAAAACCAATACCTGTATTTTTAGTGGTAGTACGTCCAATTAATCGACAGCCATTGTCAAATTTCATTGACATTACGTTATTTGAAATACAGCCAGGTTTTAAGAAGAATGGTAAATTTTCAAGTACTGATTTAATCTTATCCAAAACCTCTTTAGTAGTTGATGCAATATTCGCTACAGCCAGAACATTTTTATCAGTATGGAAGATTAGGTACCATGCAATAAATACACCGGACATTACAGTCTTTCCAATTTGGCGACTTGCCATCAGGCAATTAAATCGATTATTCTTAAATGACCTGATAATTTCTTCTTGATAGTCACGCAAGATAATTTGCTCAATACCTTGCTCCTGCATTACTTGAGCATATTTACCAGCAAAATAAACTGGGTCAGCTTTACATTTTCGGATTTCTTCAAGTTCTTCTGGCGTATATTCAAATACAATATTTGCCTTCTTCCAAACTGGATCATTGTCTTTAAATGGAGAATTTTTGATTGTTTTAATATCAATTGCCCCATTTTCAAAATCATCAAGTAATTGTTGCACCTTAACTGTTGTCCAAATCGCACTATTCTCTTGGTCAAGGTCAGAAAGCTTCATCTGAGTTCGACTTCCACTATTTGCTATAAAATCTTTCATATTAATGAATTGACGTCATCCATATAATCAATATCGCTATCTTCTGTAATAATAACATTGGATACGCCTCTTTCTATCATAACTTCAGCTTTTCTACCTGGGTGAGTTAAGTGTCTTGAATCAGAAGTATCTTCTTCTATTTCAAGAGCGTCAATTTCTTTTATTAAATTTTTTGTACCGGCTGTGATGTAGTAATCGCTTGAACTTTGCGGTATTGCTCTTGCTTGTGGGCCGGTTCCACCTAATTCTTTTTGTGATATATCTTGATTTACCTTTTTATAGGTATCTTCTAGAAATAACATATAATTTGCTTGAGTTTTTACAACAGCTGTTAATTTATCTTGTAGTTGTCCAAATACTTCAAATAGTCTAGGATGAGTATTTCCTTGATTAATTTCTTCAGCAATTTTTTCAATTGCCATTCGAATGGTTTTTAATTGAAAGAAAATATTTTGAATACTTGAATTATCAAGAACCTGTTTCTGTTTAATATATTCATGCTTGTCTAGTACGCCAAGATCAACATAAAACGAAAGAAGAGAGTCGGTAATATTTTTAGCCTGCTTTTCAAAACCTGCATTCATTTCAATAAAATCCAATGGAGGTGCTGCTGCAATTTCAGCAAGTTGCTCATCAATATTATCGTCTTCCTGATTAGGTCCACCTGAGTAGCTACTCAATAGTGATTCAAGTTCGCCCTTAATTTGAGCCTTTTTTTCCTTTGAGAATACTGGTCCAGCCATACATTAGTTTAGTCGATTTTCATTCTTATCTAGCGCTGGATTTGCAAATATTTTAATTTGTTTAACTGCCTCAATATGCTCGTATATGTAAGCTTCAATATATGCAATAAACGAATCTAGTATTGGGTTTGCTCCAAACATTTGATTTGAAAGGACTCGCTTCATTAAGTTATCTTTATACATATAACCTAAATGAAGACGTTTGTCTTTTCTATTATACACCTTTTGGTATAGAGAGTTTCTTATCATATAATTCCAGTATTTTTACGAGCAACTTGTGCTTTAATTGAAATATTTAGTGCGCCTAGTGCCGAGTCGGATAAACCTTCGGCATACTTATTACCTTGAGAATCAGTCCAACCTCCACGTACTACTGGAAATTCGTCTAACCCAATAATAATATCGTTAAAATCATCAAGCCCTACTAGAGTTTCACTTGCTGGATTTGCAGTTCTATAAAGTTCATTAAGCTCGCTTAGCATATTAATACTAACTGAATCAACTCCATTAATTGCTTCAACTACTGTAATTAAATCACTTTTTGGAACACGATCTTGGCGTTTTAATTTAATGAAATATTTACCTAGAGCATCAGCAATATCAGACTTAACAATATCTTGAGAAACATCATCAAACGCAATAATACTTAGATTAATAATGTATCTGGTAATTTTTGGATCAACTATTTTTAAGTCAGTTGAAATCATTTTTGTTCCAGATTTTTCAACATATTTCATTAACTCGTTCTTTTGAAAATTTGTTAACTTAAAATTGCTGATTGGTAAATTAAAATAATCAGTTCCATTTTTAAACATTTGGGTAACATCTGGTACTAAGAATAAATTAATCATTCTAGAATCTAGGATATTGCCAGTTGAATCTTGATCTAGAAATACTTTAATTGTTGAAAACATTTGCATTTTTTGCAATAGAACTTCATAATTATCTAGATTAACTAGTGCAAAACTTTTTGATGCTCGCGGTGCAATTAATCGGGTTAAGGTAGGATCCTCTGGGTCTACTCCAAAATTTGGAGCACTTATTGTTACAATTGTAAAATAGTCACTCATTATAATTTCTTCCCCAATTGGAGAAAATCCAGTATCAACAAAAGAAAATACTACTTGTGCATTATTATCAACTTTAACATTGCCAGAAGAACCGTCAGTATTTAAGTATTCAACCACAATGGTTGACCCGGTATTTGGAATTTTACCAAATGATCCATTACCAAAATAGATGTCTAATCCATTTGTTATACCGGTTTTTGCAAGAAAACCTTTTGCTCCTCTTGGAATATCTAATAAGGACTCGTATTTGGTCCATTTCTCTCCATTAACGTATACATTAACGATAAAATTATCAATATAAAAATTGTTTGGTGCTCCCATTTGATAGCTTTCAAATGCAATACCTTTTGCTGTAAATGTTTGGGATTCAATTTGGCCTTGACGAATACTAAAAATTGCAGTAGTTTCTGCACCACTTAGTGCAAGTCTAACTTCTTCTTGAGTAAGTTCAATTGCATAGGTAAGTCCATTATTTTCACAACGAACTCTAAATAGGTTATTAAGCACAACTTTAGTGGCCGGCGCTGTAATATTGGGTTTTCTAACAAGTCGGATTTGACCAGTTGCACCAATTGCTCTACTTGGGTTATGGCCAGCCAAAGTGGCTAATGAATAGATTGATGAAACTCGACTTGCTTCATTTATATTTAGTTCAGTAATTGAGTCTTCAATATAATAAAAAATAAGTTGACTTAAGTTTTCTACAACAATTAATAGCTGCCCAAATGGAGAAGCTGCAGTAAATACAGAACGGCTCTGTTTAAACTTTGTTTGTAAGAATTGTATAGTTTCGCTAAGAATATCTCTAACTCGTATATTTAAACTAGTAAAGAGCCTTAGACTGGTATTTTGTTTAGTAAGGTTTGCCATTTAAGGAGTAGCTTCTTTTAGGTTATTTATCAGCAGAGTAAAACGTTTATGAAAGAGACCACCTGTATAAATAATTAGGTATAATAGTTATTATATGGGGATAACCGGTTTTGACAGAAATTATCGGTTACGCTTGCACGCCGAGGATGATGCTAAGACTCGTTAAAATGTATTACAAACAATAAGTGGCAACACTACTTTCTGGAGCCTAGTTAACCAAGGCGTTAACACTCCTGTTACTGAAGAGCTTTTAGCTGCATAAGTAACCAAGCGGCAACTGCTTGACTAACCAAAGTTGCAAAACCAGCATGGCGTAGCGGCCAAGTCGAACCGTTACCGACTTTAACTTTAAGTCGTTAAAGAATAAGATATTTCGTCCAATTAGAAAAATGGACTAAGCGTGTAAATGAAAGTTTAATTAGAGGTTTTTTGGACGGCGGTTCGATTCCGCCTATCTCCACCACAAAAAGGTATCCAGCATTGGGTACCTTTTTTATTTTCTAAGAGTTGAGTCTGGACATAAATAAATAAACCAGATGAAAACATTAAACACAGACGATATTTTTCTAAGAAATTTAACAATTGCCTTGCTTGATTTGTTAAACGGAGAAATGGAGATTATTATTGCAAGGAATGATCATAATGAAACTTTTAAAGTTCCATTTCTTTATAATTATGGAACAGATGAAGGCTTCTTAAAGGATTTTTATATTGGCCTGCCAGATAACTGTCGCATTCCAGCAGCAGAAGGCACCTATGATATTATTCCTAGAGGAATTGTAACTTTGTCAAGCTTCCAAGTTAAACCTTCTGATATTACAAATAAGTTTGTTAGGGGTAGTTTTACTGAACCTGAAAGAGGAGAAAATGATGAAAATATCCTAACTGGCTATTCAGCTCAGCTATTTTCTTTTCCAATGTCAATTAAATTCGATATTAAAATTATTTGTGATAACTTAAATAAAGCATTTAAGATTGCTGAAAATATGTTACATATTTTTTATTCAAACCGGGTAATGTATTTTCAATATCACGGAGTAAGAATTCCTGCTCAATTTCAATTTCCGGCAAATGAAACAGTTGATAAGACTTATAAGTTTACAATGCTTGAAAATAATAAACTAAACGTTATTTTATCAGTTGACGTTGAGACATATTTACCTAGTTTTGAACATACTTCTAAACGTAAAAGTTCAAATGTTATTGAAAGATTTGAAGTTAATCGTAAAGGCCCAGGTGGTGATAAATTAACTAAAACTGAATGGGTTGATCAAAACAGTCCAAATACTTAAAATAATAAAATAAACAAATGTCAACTTCAAAATCATTTGCATACAATACAGGTTCTCCAATTGCTGGAACTGACCAAGTTGGAGATCTAGCAATTAGCGTAGACGCCCAAGATTACACAACTTCACCTGGTGGAGTTCAATGGTGGCAAGGTCCTGATGAAGATTTGGGATATGTTATTGCGTATTCGCAGCCTGATGGACTACACCCAACTCCAATATTCGGTACAACTGCATCAGTTGGATTTAATAGAGCAACCTCATTGACCGAAGCAGCTTTCATTAACGTTGCAAATAGCGTAAGCGGCCAAGTTTTTATAAGCGGCAATGCTGCAAGTACCTGGTTAACTGATAACGGATATTGGAATAATTGGTCAAGTTTTGGAAGTTCAGGATTTCAATGGATGACAATTAGTTCAGTTACCGGAAGTTCAGCATCAGGAGTAGGTCAAAACTCAATTGGAATTACAATTAGTCAAAGCGCTGGAGGTATGGAACAGCATACTGGTATGTATGCGGCAAATACATTCCCAGAAGAATATGGAGTACCGTTTGATGGTATTCAAATTTTAAATCAATCAGCTGGAATATTTACAGCAATATTTAGCCAACCTGTTACAGATCCATTGGTTGCATTTGCCAGCGTAGGTAATCCTGGATTACAGGTGCCAGTTCAAGTATCTGCGCCATTTACTCCAATTTGGGAAACTGCTACCACTTATCAAAATGCAGTTAATGGAACTCAATACACTCAGTTTACTGGACAAGAAGGATATAATATTATTCGAATAGACGGTACCGTAAGTATGGTAAGTTTTAATTACACCGTGTCGGAATACTATTGTACAGTTTGCTTTGGATTTGTTGATCAAAATGCATAATTAGTCAAAATCTAATTCCAGATCAAAATTATAATATTGGAAAGTTGCAGTGAAAGTTGTAAACTGCGGAGTTATTGATGAATATGATAGATTCATTTCACTTAATGACTTTAGCATTGGTCTATTAAAAATAATAGACGAAACTGCATAACCTTCATTATTTAAGAGAGTTAATCGGATTGGATGAAAGAATGGATGATTTACATTTGAGATTGGATTTACCGTTAACGCTTGGCCTAATGAATTATTGCCAAGATTCTCTGGATTAACATTTGCTGGTTCTAAATAATTTAGCGCATTATCTAAAAATATAAAATAGTTTAGGTATGCATCAGTTAACTTAAAAGTTAATTTAAGCTCTCTAGTAAATTGATCAGCTATTGGTTTTGCACTCTGTAATTCTTGAATCTTGCCAAGTGTTCGGATTTGAGTTGGTAAAGTTGAAGAAAATCCTGGAAAATTCACAGTTTGTATAGTTGATGCCATAAAATCAGATAATGACTTATATGGCAATAGCAGACTTCTATAATATTTGTTGTACTTTTGCTGTACTACATCATTAAAGAAGTCCATTGGTAAGTTTATGAGAAAACTGTTTTGTCTGGCGTTTAATAGCATATAGAATTATCTATATTAGAATTGTCTTTAACTTTTCAATTACCTGATCAGCAGTGATTAATTTTGAACATTCGAATTGACGAGGTGTACCTTTTTGATCTGGGCACCAATTCCAATCACCAGCATTAAGCCTTAATCGGTTTGCGCAACCTGAACAAGCTCCAGTTGGTGCAGCTAATTTAATAATATCGCCATCTGGTTCATTATAAGGTTCAGTAAAACCGGAGATTTGAATACTTGGAGTATTTGTTACCCAAGCTAGCCAAGTTAATCCACTACTTATTCCAATAAATGCTGCGCATTCAGTTAATTCAGTAATTACTCGGTCAATTGTACCAGCTTCAAGTTTAGCAGCTCCAACCGGATTGCGGTTTCCCATATAACCGTCTTCTTCTCTAGATAATATTACAGGTTCATAACCATTTGCAATTAACCAATCTGTAACTTCTTGCCAGCCGGTTGGATTATTCCAATATTTTGCTTGAGCAGTACTATGAATTCCAAGGCCTACTTTTTTCTTAACTATTGGACCAGTTGGATAATTAATAATTGGTTTAACCTCTTTATATTCCAAACCTAAAATATCGGTTGCAGTTCTTTGTAATGGACCTAATTTAAAATCTCTAGGATTTTTTTCACGATCAATATTATCTCCATTATGGAACCATCCAATTCTGTACATTGCATGTAAATTAGTTACCATTTGGCCAGGTTCAATTAATTCAATATTTGGATAAGTATCTTTAAATAGTTGATTCCAAAAAGTTGAACAGATTATAATACAATCGTGCTTCTTTCTAAATTCTTCAACATACGGAAACCATGCTAAAGTATCGCCTAGTGCTTTTGACTCTAGTGGAATATAGACACGCTTGCCTTTTAGGTCAGTATTAAATATTATTACTGGATTTCCGTTCTGGTCCGTAACTTTAATTTTCCAATCTTTAAAATATTTGATTGAACTTTTTGCCCACGCTCCGCCGCTTAATTTTGTTGAATAAACTAATTTGTCAGTTTCATTATCAATAAAGTCTACTTGATATTTCATTGGACTTGTAGTTTTTAATTCAACAAACGGTCCATCTACTAAATTATGATTTACGGTAGGTAGTGCCTGAACTCCATCAATTGTTACATGATTCATTTTTGCAAAATTTTGGAAGTCATCATTTAAAAATTGAGTGAATGCGCATTTACCTAAATAATTAACAGTTACTGTATAACCTTTACGATATTCGCCTAATTTAATAAGTAGAAAGTCTCCCTTTTTAAGAGTAGTAAACTGCACTGTTCCATTATACTTAATTTCAAGTAGGTAATCTTTGGTTGCAGGTTCATCGTGAAATCCTGAAACTAGATGTAAATATAAATTATTAAAATCGTCAGCTGCTGTATAAATTTGAAATTTAGCATCGTCTCTTAGGATACCATCTCTATTCCAAACAGCTTGTGTATTTAATTCATTTGAATTTGCAATATAATTAGTTACCCAAATATCCTTAGCGTGTTTTTCTAAATAGTGTAAAAATACTCTTTCTAATTGCCAACCATTTGGGCGATCCATAAAGTAATCCTTTTTTGTTTTTACTTCATTTATAATATTTAGGGCAACCTCAGTTTTAATTGAGAAAATAAAGGTTGCCATAAATTTAGCTAGGTGAGTATCAGTTACCGAGCCTTCATGATATTCATAAATTACGGCATCATGCTGATGAGCTCTTTCTAAAAAGGCTTGGCGATATTGAAAGGTATCAAGTAGATTATCATATTCCATAAAGTGAATCATCTTCTTTCCTAGATATTTACAGAAATTAAAAGCATGTGTCATTGATCTCCAAATTGCATAGTCATGGTGATATTCCATTTCTGTATCAACTCTAGTTTTTCCAAATGTACACCATCTACCGCTGCCTACTTTATATTCTTCAAATTCAGAATTTAATAGCAGTGGATTTTCTTTATCATACAAATAATAGTCAACTAATTTTTGAATTTCCGGTTTAATTGCATAATGCGAAACCAATAAGATTGGAATTCCTGAAAATTCTCTAAGTTTTTTAATACACTCAATTAGGTCAGATTCTTTTTCTGGAGTATTTGGCCAAGTATCAACAACAAAAATATCATCAGGATATTCATTCGGCCTAATTATTGAAGGTCTATTATCTACTGAGTATTTTATGTCATTTGCAATTCCACCTTTAACTCCAAAGAAATATAGATCGCCTGGGTTTGAATTATATTCAAAAACTCCATCTGGAAAAGCTTCGTCAAAACCTTTTACTTTATGAATATCTTCTTCGGTTAAGTTCTTATAATAATCAGACCATTCTTCTGAAATATTTGCAAGCAATGGAGCTGCCCAACTTCCATCTGACTTTCTGGTTCCATGTTCAGGTCTTCCAATTGAAGCACATGTAAATATAAATGCTCCACCAGGTTTTAGCATTCGAATAATGTTTTGTAATGACATTTCATAGAACATATCATGTTCAAATACTTCAGTTGAAATTATCAAGTCAAACTGCTCGTCTGGTGCATCATATAAATGAGCAACTTGGATAACATCAACATTTTGGCCTTCTCCCACGTCTAATCCAATATAATTACAGTTGGTTAGCATAAATCGGTTATTGCCATTTATGTCCAATGATCCAATATCTAAAACTTTTTTGCCAGTGAAATATTTTGGGAAAATACCACTCATTTTTTTACAAAATTCTTGCTGTTGAGGATGTGCCATTTTTACTTATCTTTTTGTTATTATTGTTATTCCATTTAGGAAATTTACTGATTCAATATCAGTGCGAATTGTTAAACCTTTTTCTTTTGTCTGTTTAGTTAAGAAGTCTTCTCTTCTAGCATGCACGTTCCAAAATTCTTCTTGCATTTGCCCATTAAAATTAATATCATCTACTAGATTTTTTGTAAATTCAATAGAGGAACCTGGGTGTTTAAAACCGCCTTCGTAATCTTCCCAATACGACGTGCAAGTATCTTCAATTACATATACTCCTTCCGGTTTTACGTGGTCAATTAAATGATTAAATGAGGTAATTACATGACGGTTAATGTGAGACCCATCATCAAGTACCATATCAAATGGTCCCCATTTTTGGGCAACCCATTTTAAAAAATTAGCATCATCTTGAGACCCAATTTCTACAAAAACCTTTTTATCTGGATTTTCGTATTGTTTGCATGAAGGTTCAATATCAATGCCAATAATTGTTGCATTTGGATAGTATTCTCTCCAAGTAGAAAGAGACTCTCCATGCAATACCCCAATTTCAAGAATTTTTAAAGGCTCTAATTGGTTAAATGGTAACCACTTCTCGTATTTTACACAATAGTTGTGAATTTCAGAAGATTTGTCAGTGCCTTTAGAAAGGGCAATTGTATTTAGTGATCTCATATTATTTCCAAAAATAAATTAATTGTAGTGCATTATTAGGGCCGCAAAATAGTAAGTATGAATTAAAACCTAATCTGTTAAATCTGACAATAAATTCATCACGTAATTCTTCATTAAAATTAAGGTGTTCATGATGATATTCAACTGCAACATTTCGAATCTTAGCTAAGTTAGCATCACTAATGCCTTTTAGTGCAATAATTTCAGAACCTTCAATATCTACCTTTAAGAAGTCAATTCGGTCAATTAAACCATTGTCTAAAATATAGTCTAGGGTATATAGATTAACGTCGTATTGAGTAACAGTTGGATCTTTTTGATGCCATAAGTTAGAGCCACCTAAGTGAGAACTTTCAGTTAAGGTTAAGGTTCCTAATTGATCTCCAATTGCTGCATTAAATAGGACGGCATTTGCTGGCGCATTTTGTTTTAGGATCTCAAAATACCTACGATCAGGTTCAAAGGTTACAATTTTACTTGCTCCCATATGATATGCATACCGAGTAAAGATTCCAATATTTCCACCAAGATCAACCACTACATCTCCTGGTTGGATTTTAACAACTGGATTTTCTGAGCGGTGTGGATGTTCATAATCAGTTAAGTTATAAATTTCATGATAAATTGCATAATCCCATCCGTATTTATAGGCAATATCCATTGTACCACCTTGTACTTGTTTAATTGAACCTAAATTTTTAATTTCGTCCTTAGCAACAAAGAAATATTCAGTATCATGGAAATTTTGGTCTCTTTGAGCTTTAATATGGTCAATCATGATTTGAGCAAAGCCTAGATTTTTATTTCCATGAAAGTATAGAATTTGGTCTTTATTCTTTGGGATAAATTGCCAGCCGTATACTTTTCCAAAATTCTTAGGGCCTTGATCTCTCCAAAAAGAAATAAAGTGTTCCATTGCTTTGCCAGTTGTTCCAAGTAAATCGCCGTCCCATTCAGAAACATCAAAATTTGAAATTGGTAAAAACCTATTATAACCATATTTGCATCTTAGGTAATTATCAATACCTTCATCATTCCATTGTAATAAACTTGGATAGTCCGCAAGATCAGTTTCTTTATATACTGTTAAGATTTCATTAAACCACCATTCGCAATTTCGATTGTATACGTACATGCAAATATGGGCTTTGGTAGCAAGACGCTTAACTCCTTTGGCTTTGCATAAATTTTCATTAAATAATTGCTGACCTCTTGAACCGTCAGGTTTTGTATAATATCCAATAAAATCTTCCTGTACATGAATATCAGCTAATGGATAGTTTTCGATATTTGCAAAATGCTCTGATAATTTATCGATTGTATGGTTTGCAATAATATCACCATCCAACCAAACAAAATTTTCAAAACTTTCTTCAAAGGCTGCAAGACAGGCATATTGCTTCCAATACCATTTATCATAGTTTGAATAGTAGGGAATTGTTAATTTTCGGGCAATTACATTTGGCAAATAGTCAAACGGAACATCACAGTCAATTCCATAAACAATAAGTTTACGGTTTGAGAATTCCAATAGCGATTCAGCTAATTTCTGAATGATCGGCATATAGGCCAGGTTACCGCAGGTCACCCATGCAAAGTCAGTTGAGTATTCATTTACCTCAGGTTGAATGAGGTCCTGGATGTGATCTTGTGCGATTTTTGCTGCATTTTCCCAAGTGAATTGGGTTCGGATTTGTTTTGATTCCATTAGCGCGGATTTTTTATAAATTTCATAATTATCATAAACTTCTCTAAGTCTAAGCTTAAGATCTTCAAAGTTTGGCTCAACGAAATTACCTGGAGCATTTGGATTCCAAGATTCGTCATTTGCAACACCAGCTGGAACTTCTCCATGGGTTGCTACTGGTAAACCTTTACCTGCAGCAAATTCTAATTGAGCTCCCCAATCAGAATAGATTGATGGGGTACCGCAGGCCATTGCCTCAATTAGTGGAAGATTCCAACCTTCACTACGAGCACAAGAAACAAATACATCAGCCGTTTGTAATAAGTTGACATAGTCAGCTTTGCTTAAATGAGTAAGTATTTTAATGCCTTTATGAGTTAAGCCAAATTTGGCAAGACGTTCTTGAGTATTTGAACAGTCGTCATTTGCAAATGGATTTTCAACATTTAGGATAAGTTCAACATTTTCATCTTCTGAAAAGGTATCAATGAATGCTTTTATAATTTCTTTAGTAGATTTGCGATATTCCCAGCGGCCAACTACAACAAATCTAAATGGGCGACCTTCTGGAAATGAGGTCTCTCGAGAAATGGGTTTAAACATTTGGGTATCAACTCCCTCAGGTACAACCTTTACTTTATCGGCTCGAATTCCTTGGACAATTGTGCACTCTTTTTGCCAGCTGCTTGGAACCCAAACTTGGTCAAAGGTTTGTAAGTGTTTAAAAAAATCTTCTGGATATTTAGTAGTTTCCCAAACATTATAGGCAATTTTTGGGCCATCATACTTATCACCAAAATATTTATGATTAACATCATTTAAGACAATGTGAACATCAGGTTTTCCAGGATTTGGATAGTTTTGATATAGTGGAAACTCTTGTGAAAGGTTTGGGGTCTGTAAAGTTTGTTGAGTTAGGATTGTTTTTAACTCAGTATCAATATAATACTCATCATTATGAGGTTCATCATTATTATAACCCGTCCAGGTTGAACCTACTGTCCAATTTCTGACATCAACTCTTAAATCTTCTAGAGAATTTAGGGCTTTAAAGAAATTTCTAGAATGACAATTGTATCCAGTTTCCCCAATAATTGAGGTGTGCGCTTTAATTTTAATCGACATGCCTTTTGCTAAACTTTTTATTTTATACTAAAGTTTAGCAATAAGGTTATGTAATCTTAAAAAAATTATGCAGCAGTTAAGCCTAGGGCAGTTAAGACTTTGGTAACAATAACACTATCATTTGTACCCCAATCAGATATATCAGTTAACCGAACTGCACCACTACAGATAATTGCATTGCCGCTATCCATTAATTGATAAATCACAGAAACTGAGGTTGCGCCTAATTCATAGGTCATGGGTATAAATTTAATACTGGTTGCAGTTTTGCCGAGTATTGAATAGTTTTGAATATTAGTAGTCATGATTTTATTTATTTTTGTTTTTAACTAATTATGGAGCAATTTCAATTGTAATAGAATATCTTCTAAAAAATGGTAATCCAGGGGTGAAAAACGAGATCGGGCCTGGAGGTATCGATATTGGAGGTCCACCAACAAAGTCGGCAATATTAAAGCCAGTATCAATGTCAGTTAGCCGAAGCTGCACTAAGTTTACTGGGAATGGTGCACTATTGTCTAAATTAATGGTATGCTCAAAGTCTGCATTTGGCATGAAGTGCTGATAGTAATATGTAACTGGTCCACCGTTTATACTCGTGAGGCCAGTACTAAATGGGGTATTAGTAAAATAGGTATAAGGACCACTGGTTCCATCGTTTATCACTAATTCAACCATTATGTCAAACGAAGAATTATTCATAACTTCGCCGTCATATGTGTGCTCATCAGTCCAGTGTCGATAATTATAAAACTGGTCAAATCCAATTGCACCTGCAACTGCGTTGGCTGCAGCCCAATAGCTTAATCCTTGTGGGTCATTTCGGTTGATGTCATAAGTACCAGCATATGTACCACTGAGTATTTTCCATCTAAACTCAGGAGCGCCCGTCTTATCTGGGTAAATCTGATTCCCGACACTGGCAGAAGCCCCAGACTGTTGAGTTAATAGTGCAGCAATCGAAGATTTGTCGTCTGGCGCCCAAACGACCGCCATTACTCCAGTTGGTGTTCCGTCTATCGGCATTACTTATAATAATTTTTCAATTTGATCCCGTAAGTCATCAATTTGGTGCTGTTGCTGCTTGATTGCCTCAATTAGGACTGATACAAGTGCTGGATAGGCAACTGCCTTGGTGCCATTCTCATTTTCAAATACAACTTCCGGAAATACTGTTTCCATTTCCTGTGCAATAACACCCGCATGAACTCGAGTCTTATCCTCTTGATCATTTCTGGTGAAGGTAACTCCTCTCATTGATGTTACCTTAGCTAGAGCATCAGTGATGGTCTTCACATTATCTTTAACTGATCTATCTGAGTATGCTATAATATTAGCAGTTGCATAAATATCGCCGCCTACTTCTAATCGATAAGTTGGACCGGTTCCATTAGCAATAGATAGTCTGCCGTTTGTAACATCGTAGTGCATATTTGTTGCAGCTATGGTAGTTGCTGCAGAGAAGTAGGCTATTCGGTCAACTGTACTTGATGTAATAGTTCCAGTAGTACCGCCTGAAGTTCCAGAAGAACCAGTAGTTCCGGATGTTCCGCTTGAACCAGTTCCACCAGTTCCACCGCTTGTTCCGGATGTTCCAGCCGTACCTGATGCACCAGAAACTCCGCTTGTTCCACTAGTTCCAGAAGAACCAGTTCCACCAGTAGCGCCGCTTGTTCCAGAAGTTCCACTTGAGCCATTAGAACCTGATGTTCCAGAAGACCCATTAGAACCAGACGTACCTGAGGTACCTCTTGTTCCAGAAGTTCCAGAACTTCCGTTTGAACCATTAGAACCTGATGTTCCAGAGCTACCATTTGAGCCGGATGTACCGCTTGTACCTGATGAGCCATTTGATCCATTAGAACCAGAAGTTCCAGAAGAACCGTTTGAACCGGATGTACCAGAAGTACCAGATGATCCATTTGAACCAGAAGTTCCAGAAGTACCTCTTGTTCCTGAAGTTCCAGAACTTCCATTTGAGCCATTTGAACCAGAAGTTCCAGAGCTACCATTTGAGCCTGATGTACCACTTGTACCTGATGAGCCGTTTGACCCAGCAGATGCCATTAGCGTCCATTGCGCTGGACTAGTAGACGGGTTATTTCCTATATTACTTGATACTATAGAAATATAAGAACTTCCGTTAAATGAAATTACATCATTAATCGCATAAAGAGTACCACCAACCCAAATACCTTTCCATATAAAACTTGTACCACTAGTACCAGCTGATCCTGAAGTTCCTGATGTACCTGAGCTGCCATTAGAACCTGAAGTACCTGATGTTCCAGAAGAACCGTTTGAACCAGATGTACCAGAGGTTCCTGACGTACCTCGTGTTCCAGAAGAACCAGAGCTACCGTTTGATCCGTTAGAACCTGAAGTTCCAGAAGAACCATTAGAACCTGATGTACCCGAGCTTCCATTTGATCCATTAGAACCTGAGGTTCCAGAAGAACCATTTGAGCCTGAAGTACCTGAAGTACCACGTGTTCCTGAAGTACCAGACGAGCCTGATACACCTGCAGCAGATATGTCAACAATAATATCAGTGCCAGCAGATGGCGTCCAAGGTGTACCTGAAACATAAGTTACTGGAAATTCCCAATATATTCCAGTATCAAAACCTACACCAGTTGTTCTATAATATACAATTTGACCACCAATTCCACCATTTGTCTTAATTAGTGTGCCAGTACCAATTGATGGATACACTCCACTATAATTGGTTGAAGTTAATGAAACTTCCGCTATGTTTAATAGAGAAGTTGCAGCATCTAAATTACCATTATTACTATAAATTTTAGTACTGGCTAATGGAGTACCCCAATCCCAACCGTCACTAATTGCTGCTCCACTTGCTCCAGTTGAGCCTGATGTGCCGGACGTTCCTGAGCTTCCATTAGAACCGGATGTACCAGAAGTACCACGTGTTCCTGAAGTACCGGAACTGCCATTTGAACCAGAAGTTCCACTAGAGCCGTTTGAGCCGTTTGAGCCGGAAGTTCCTGAAGAACCATTAGAACCTGATGTACCAGAACTTCCGTTAGAGCCATTTGAACCTGATGTACCAGAACTTCCGTTAGAACCATTTGAACCTGATGTACCTGAAGATCCATTTGAGCCATTTGAACCTGATGTACCAGAACTTCCGTTAGAACCATTAGAACCTGAAGTACCTGAGCTTCCATTTGAGCCAGAAGTACCGCTTGAACCGTTTGAACCATTTGAGCCGGATGTTCCTGAGCTACCGCTTGAACCGTTTGAACCAGAGGTTCCTGAGCTACCATTTGAACCAGAAGTTCCCGAAGAACCGTTTGAGCCAGACGTACCGCTTGAACCGTTTGAACCATTTGAGCCGGATGTTCCTGAGCTACCGTTTGAACCAGAAGTACCTGAAGTACCTCTTGTTCCAGAAGTTCCTGAAGAACCATTTGAGCCGGATGTTCCTGAGCTACCATTTGAGCCGTTAGAGCCTGAGGTACCTGAAGTTCCACTAGAACCGTTTGAACCATTTGAACCAGAAGTACCGCTTGAACCGTTTGATCCATTTGAACCTGATGTTCCTGAAGAACCATTTGAACCTGATGTTCCACTTGAGCCATTAGAACCATTTGAACCTGAAGTACCTGAAGTTCCTGAGCTTCCGTTTGAACCAGATGTTCCTGAGCTACCATTTGAGCCGTTTGAACCTGAAGTTCCACTTGAACCATTTGAGCCGTTTGAACCTGAGGTTCCGCTTGAGCCGTTAGAACCGGAAGTACCTGAGCTACCGTTAGAACCTGAAGTTCCAGAAGAACCATTTGATCCATTAGAACCAGAAGTTCCAGAAGAACCATTTGATCCATTAGAACCTGAGGTACCACTTGAGCCGTTAGAACCATTTGAACCTGATGTTCCGCTTGTTCCCGAAGTTCCAGAAGAACCTCTTGTTCCTGAAGTTCCAGAAGAACCATTAGAACCTGACGTTCCACTTGAACCGTTTGATCCATTTGAACCAGATGTTCCTGAAGAACCATTTGAGCCGGAAGTACCAGAGCTACCGTTTGAGCCATTAGAACCTGAAGTACCAGATGTTCCAGAAGATCCATTAGAACCTGAAGTTCCACTAGTTCCAGAAGAACCATTAGAACCATTAGACCCTGAGGTACCAGAGCTTCCATTTGATCCATTAGAACCTGAAGTTCCTGAACTACCATTTGAGCCATTAGAACCAGAAGTACCGCTTGATCCATTTGAGCCATTAGAACCTGATGTACCAGAACTTCCGTTTGATCCGTTTGAACCGGAAGTTCCGCTTGTTCCAGATGTACCAGAAGTACCTCTGGTTCCTGAAGTTCCAGAAGAACCATTAGAACCTGATGTGCCAGAAGAACCGTTTGAACCTGAAGTTCCTGAGCTTCCATTTGATCCATTAGAACCTGAAGTTCCACTTGAACCGTTTGAACCGCTTGTTCCTGAAGTTCCAGATGAACCGTTTGAACCTGAAGTTCCACTAGTACCAGAAGTACCTGAAGTACCTCTTGTTCCTGAAGATCCTGAAGTTCCTGAGCTACCATTAGAGCCATTTGAACCAGATGTTCCTGAGCTACCGTTTGATCCATTTGAACCAGATGTTCCTGAGCTACCGTTAGAACCTGAAGTTCCAGAAGAACCATTAGATCCGTTTGACCCTGACGTTCCTGAAGAACCGTTAGAACCGTTTGACCCTGACGTTCCTGAAGAACCATTAGAACCGTTTGAACCTGATGTACCACTAGAACCATTAGAACCGGAAGTTCCACTAGTTCCTGAGCTACCAGTTAAGCCGGAAGAACCTGAAGTTCCGCTTGACCCGTTTGAACCGTTTGAACCTGAAGTTCCTGAGCTTCCATTTGATCCATTAGAACCAGAAGTACCGCTTGTTCCAGAAGTACCAGTTGAACCTGATGTACCTGAGGTACCACTAGTACCTGAAGTACCTCTTGTGCCAGAAGAACCGGATGTACCGCTTGAACCAGAAGTTCCTGAAGAACCGTTTGATCCGTTTGAACCCGACGTTCCTGAGCTTCCATTAGAGCCTGAAGTTCCTGAGCTTCCGCTTGAGCCATTTGAACCAGATGTACCAGAAGTTCCAGAGCTTCCATTTGATCCGTTTGAACCAGATGTTCCACTTGAGCCATTAGAACCTGAAGTTCCTGAGCTTCCGTTTGATCCATTAGAACCAGAGGTACCAGAGCTTCCATTTGATCCATTTGAACCAGACGTACCACTTGTTCCAGAAGAACCATTAGAACCGGAAGTACCAGAAGTTCCAGAAGAACCATTAGAACCGGAAGTACCTGAAGTACCAGAAGTTCCAGAAGTACCTCTTGTTCCAGAAGTACCAGATGAACCGCTTGAACCATTAGAACCAGAAGTTCCAGATGAACCATTAGACCCTGAGGTTCCACTAGTTCCAGAGCTTCCATTTGAGCCGTTTGAACCTGAAGTTCCAGATGTTCCAGAAGAACCATTTGATCCGTTTGAGCCTGATGTTCCTGAAGTTCCACTAGTACCAGAAGTACCAGAAGTACCTCTTGTTCCAGAAGAACCTGAAGTTCCTGAACTACCATTTGAACCATTAGAGCCGGATGTACCGCTTGAGCCATTAGAACCAGAAGTTCCAGAAGATCCATTAGAGCCTGAAGTACCTGAAGAACCATTTGATCCGTTTGAACCAGATGTACCTGACGTACCAGAGCTGCCGTTTGAACCTGAAGTTCCTGAGCTTCCATTTGATCCGTTTGAACCAGATGTACCGGATGTTCCGCTTGATCCATTAGATCCATTTGAACCTGATGTTCCGCTTGAACCGTTTGATCCATTTGAACCTGAAGTACCTGAAGTTCCACTTGAACCATTTGAGCCATTTGAACCTGAAGTTCCTGAAGAACCATTTGAACCTGAAGTTCCTGAGCTTCCGTTTGATCCATTAGAACCAGAAGTTCCACTTGAACCGGAAGTTCCACTTGATCCATTAGAACCTGACGTTCCTGAGCTTCCACTCGATCCATTAGAACCTGATGTTCCTGAGCTTCCGTTTGATCCATTTGAACCAGAAGTACCAGAAGAACCATTTGATCCATTTGAACCAGAAGTACCAGAAGAACCATTTGAGCCGTTTGAACCTGATGTTCCAGAAGTTCCTAAGCTACCGCTTGTTCCAGAAGAACCATTAGAACCTGACGTTCCTGAGCTTCCACTCGATCCATTAGAACCTGATGTTCCTGAGCTTCCGTTTGATCCATTTGAACCAGAAGTACCAGAAGAACCATTAGAACCAGATGTTCCAGAAGTTCCAGAAGAACCATTTGAGCCGCTTGAACCTGATGTTCCAGAAGTTCCTAAGCTACCGCTTGTTCCAGAAGAACCATTAGAACCTGATGTACCTGAGCTTCCGTTTGATCCATTAGAACCTGAAGTACCAGAAGAACCATTTGATCCATTAGAGCCAGATGTACCAGAAGTACCTGAACTACCATTAGAACCAGATGTTCCAGAAGTTCCAGAAGAACCATTTGAGCCGCTTGAACCTGAGGTTCCACTAGTTCCTGAGCTACCATTAGAACCTGAGGTTCCACTAGTACCGGAAGTACCTGACGTACCTCTTGTTCCAGAAGAACCTGAAGTTCCCGAGCTACCATTAGATCCATTTGAGCCTGACGTACCTGAGCTACCATTAGAGCCGTTTGAACCTGAAGTTCCTGAAGAACCGTTTGATCCATTTGAACCTGAAGTACCTGAGCTTCCATTAGAGCCGTTTGAACCTGAAGTTCCTGAAGAACCGTTTGATCCATTTGAACCTGAAGTACCTGAGCTTCCATTAGAACCCGAAGTTCCTGAGCTTCCATTTGATCCATTAGAACCTGAAGTTCCAGAAGAACCGTTTGAACCGGATGTACCTGAAGTTCCACTAGTTCCACTTGTTCCAATTGATCCACTTGAACCTGAAGTTCCGCTTGTTCCAGTTGAACCAGTTGTTCCGCTTGTTCCTGAGGTTCCAGAAGTACCAGAAGAACCATTTGATCCATTTGAGCCGGAGGTTCCGCTTGTTCCAGAAGAACCATTAGAACCAGAGGTACCAGATGTTCCAGAAGATCCATTAGAACCTGAAGTTCCAGAAGAACCATTTGAGCCTGATGTTCCACTTGAACCATTTGAGCCATTTAAACCTGATGTACCGCTTGAACCATTTGAACCTGAAGTTCCTGAAGTACCGTTAGAACCTGATGTACCTGAAGTACCAGTTGAGCCTGAAGTTCCAGAGCTTCCATTTGAACCATTAGACCCTGAGGTTCCACTAGTTCCAGAGCTTCCATTTGATCCATTAGAACCTGAAGTTCCAGAGCTTCCATTTGATCCATTAGAACCTGAAGTACCAGAGCTTCCATTTGATCCATTAGAACCTGAAGTTCCAGAAGAACCGTTTGAACCAGATGTACCACTTGAGCCATTAGAACCAGAAGTTCCAGATGAACCGTTTGATCCATTAGAACCTGAAGTACCAGAAGAACCATTAGATCCATTAGAACCTGAAGTACCTGAACTACCATTAGAACCGGAGGTTCCGCTTGTTCCAGAAGAACCATTAGAACCGGAGGTTCCGCTTGTTCCAGAAGAACCATTAGAACCTGAAGTTCCAGAAGAACCGTTTGAACCAGATGTACCACTTGATCCATTAGAACCTGAAGTTCCAGATGAACCGTTTGATCCATTAGAACCTGAAGTTCCAGAAGAACCATTTGAGCCTGAAGTTCCAGAAGAACCATTTGAACCTGAAGTTCCGCTTGAACCATTTGATCCATTAGAACCTGAAGTTCCTGAGCTACCGTTTGAACCTGATGTTCCACTTGAACCATTTGAGCCAGTTGAACCTGAGGTTCCTGAAGAACCATTAGAACCAGAGGTACCAGATGTTCCAGAAGATCCATTAGAACCTGAAGTTCCACTTGAACCGTTTGAACCATTTGAGCCTGAAGTACCATTTGATCCGTTAGAACCAGAAGTACCAGATGTACCGGAACTACCATTTGATCCATTTGAACCTGAAGTTCCAGAAGAACCATTTGATCCGTTTGAACCTGAAGTACCAGAAGAGCCATTAGAACCGGAAGTACCTGAGGTACCGCTTGAACCGGAAGAACCATTTGAACCTGAAGTACCACTAGTACCAGTTGAGCCTGAAGTTCCAGAAGTACCGCTTGAGCCATTAGAACCGCTTGTTCCAGACGTACCTCTTGTTCCAGAAGTTCCTGAGCTACCGTTTGAGCCGTTAGAACCTGAAGTTCCACTTGAACCGTTTGAACCTGATGTACCACTTGTTCCAGAAGTTCCAGAAGAACCTGACGTTCCAGAAGAACCTGACGTTCCAGAAGTTCCAGTTGAGCCGCTTGTTCCAGAAGTACCAGTTGAACCAGATGTTCCTGAGGTTCCACTTGATCCTGAAGAACCATTAGAGCCAGATGTTCCGCTTGTTCCAGAAGATCCATTCGAACCTGAGGTGCCGGAGGTTCCTGATGTACCATTAGATCCATCTACTCCGCTTATTCCACTTGTTCCTGAGGTTCCAGTAGATCCGCTTGTGCCAGAAGTTCCAGAAGAACCGGCTGTCCCTGACGTACCTGATGTACCACGAGTTCCAGAAGTTCCACTTGAACCTGATGTTCCTGATGTACCAGTTGAACCTGATGTTCCAGAAGTACCAGAAGAGCCATTAGAACCTGAAGTACCTGAGCTACCGTTTGATCCATTAGAACCAGAAGTTCCAGAAGAACCGTTTGAACCGGAAGTGCCTGATGTTCCAGAAGAACCTGAAGTACCGGATGTTCCTGATGTACCACTTGTTCCCGAGCTTCCATTAGATCCATTTGAACCTGATGTACCTGAACTACCATTAGATCCATTTGAGCCTGATGTTCCTGAGGTTCCGTTAGAACCTGAAGTACCTGAGGTTCCACTTGAACCATTAGAACCTGAAGTTCCTGAGCTACCGTTTGAGCCGTTTGAACCTGAAGTACCAGATGTTCCACTTGAACCATTAGAACCTGACGTACCTGAGCTTCCATTAGAACCAGAAGTTCCCGAGCTTCCATTTGATCCATTAGAACCTGAAGTACCGCTTGATCCATTTGAACCATTCGAACCGGATGTTCCTGAAGTACCTGAGGTTCCGCTTGATCCATTAGAACCTGAAGTTCCGCTTGAACCATTAGAACCGCTAGTTCCGCTTGTTCCATTTGAACCTGAAGTTCCACTTGTACCAGAAGAACCGTTTGATCCATTTGACCCTGAAGTTCCAGAAGAACCGTTTGAGCCTGAAGTACCAGAAGAGCCGTTAGAACCGGAAGTACCTGAGGTACCACTTGAACCAGAAGTTCCTGAGCTTCCGTTAGAACCATTTGAGCCGGATGTTCCAGAAGTACCTGATGTACCAGAGCTACCATTTGATCCATTAGAACCTGAAGTACCAGAGCTTCCATTAGAGCCATTTGAACCGGATGTGCCACTAGTTCCTGAGCTTCCATTTGATCCATTAGAACCAGAAGTACCACTTGATCCGTTTGAACCAGATGTACCGGAAGTACCGGATGTTCCAGAAGAACCATTAGAACCTGAAGTACCCGAAGTTCCTGAAGAACCGCTTGTTCCTGAGCTGCCGTTTGAACCTGATGTTCCAGAAGTTCCTGAGCTGCCGTTTGAACCTGATGTTCCTGAAGTTCCAGTTGAACCAGAAGTACCAGAGGTTCCACTTGTTCCAGAAGAACCAGTTGAACCTGAAGTTCCAGAGGTTCCACTTGTTCCAGAAGAACCAGTTGAACCTGAAGTTCCAGAAGAACCATGTGATCCGTTTGAACCTGAAGTACCGGAAGTTCCACTTGAACCATTTGAACCTGAAGTACCGGAAGAACCGTTTGATCCGCTTGTTCCAGAAGAACCAGCAGTACCGCTTGATCCATTTGATCCTGATGTTCCACTTGTTCCTGAAGAACCGGTTGATCCGCTTGTGCCGGAAGTTCCAGAAGAACCATTTGAGCCATTAGAACCGGAAGTTCCAGAAGAGCCATTTGAACCTGATGTTCCAGACGTACCTGATGTACCTGATGTTCCTGAACTACCATTAGAACCAGATGTTCCAGAGCTTCCATTTGAACCTGAAGTTCCTGAAGTACCAGATGATCCATTTGAACCGCTTGTTCCTGAAGTACCAGAGCTTCCATTTGATCCATTAGAACCAGATGTTCCAGATGATCCATTTGACCCGTTAGAACCTGAAGTTCCAGAGCTACCATTTGAACCTGATGTACCTGAGCTACCGTTTGATCCATTTGAACCACTCGTTCCAGAGCTACCATTTGAACCTGATGTACCAGAAGTTCCGCTTGTTCCAGAGCTACCATTTGAGCCGTTTGAACCTGAAGTACCACTAGTTCCAGAAGTTCCATCTGACCCAGAAGTACCAGATGTTCCACTAGAACCGTTTGAACCTGAAGTACCTGAGCTACCATTTGATCCGTTTGAACCTGAAGTTCCTGAAGTACCGGATGATCCGTTTGAACCATTTGAACCGCTTGTTCCAGAAGAACCATTTGAACCAGAAGTACCGCTAGTACCGGAAGAACCGTTTGAACCTGAAGTACCTGAACTGCCATTAGAACCTGAAGTTCCTGAAGAACCATTTGAACCAGAAGTTCCAGAAGTACCACTTGTACCAGAAGACCCATTAGAACCAGAAGTTCCTGAGCTACCATTTGAGCCATTCGAACCTGAAGTACCACTAGTTCCTGAAGAACCATTTGAACCTGAAGTTCCAGAGCTTCCATTTGATCCATTAGAACCTGAAGTACCAGAAGATCCATTAGAACCTGAAGTACCAGAGCTTCCATTTGAGCCATTAGAACCAGATGTACCAGAGCTTCCATTAGAACCGGAAGTTCCGGAAGAACCATTTGAACCGCTTGTACCTGAAGTTCCTGAAGTACCAGAAGTTCCGCTTGTTCCAGTTGAACCTGAAGTACCGCTTGTTCCAGAAGTTCCATTTGAGCCAGATTCGCCTGATGTACCAGAGCTTCCATTTGATCCATTAGAACCAGATGTTCCAGAAGAACCTGAAGTTCCGGAAGAACCGTTTGAACCAGATGTTCCAGAAGATCCATTAGAACCACTAGTCCCAGATGTTCCTGAGCTACCATTTGAACCGCTTGTTCCGCTTGAACCATTTGAACCTGATGTACCTGAAGTACCTGAGCTACCGTTTGAACCTGAAGTTCCTGAAGAACCATTTGATCCGGATGTACCTGAGCTTCCATTTAAACCGTTTGAACCAGATGTACCGCTTGTTCCTGAGCTACCGTTTGAGCCATTAGAACCTGATGTTCCTGAGCTACCGTTTGAGCCATTAGAACCTGATGTTCCAGAGCTTCCATTAGAACCAGATGTACCGCTTGAACCATTTGAGCCGGAAGTTCCAGAAGTTCCTGAGCTTCCATTAGAACCATTTGAACCTGAAGTTCCTGAGCTACCGTTTGAGCCGGTTGAACCAGAAGTACCTGAAGTACCAGAAGAGCCATTAGAACCTGAAGTACCTGATGTTCCAGAAGAACCGTTAGATCCATTAGAACCAGAAGTTCCTGAGCTACCGTTAGAACCTGATGTACCTGAAGAACCGTTTGAACCTGATGTTCCGCTTGTTCCAGTTGAACCAGAACTACCAGAAGTTCCACTTGAACCATTAGAACCAGAAGTTCCAGAGCTTCCACTTGAACCATTAGAACCAGAAGTTCCAGAGCTTCCATTTGATCCATTAGAACCTGAAGTTCCAGAAGATCCATTAGAACCTGATGTACCTGACGTACCAGAAGAACCGTTAGAACCAGAAGTTCCTGAGCTTCCATTTGATCCATTAGAACCTGAAGTTCCACTTGATCCATTTGAGCCGGAAGTTCCACTTGATCCATTAGAACCACTTGAACCTGATGTTCCTGAGCTACCATTAGAACCACTTGAACCTGAAGTTCCGCTTGATCCATTAGATCCGTTAGAACCTGAAGTTCCACTTGTTCCTGAAGAACCATTAGAACCTGAAGTTCCGCTTGAACCATTAGATCCGTTAGAACCTGAAGTACCTGAGCTACCATTTGATCCGGAAGTACCGGAAGTACCTGAGCTACCATGTGATCCGTTGGAACCTGAAGTACCCGAAGAACCATTTGAGCCGTTGGAACCTGAAGTTCCAGAGCTTCCATTAGAACCAGATTCACCAGAAGTTCCAGAGGTTCCGCTTGATCCTGAAGAACCGTTAGTTCCATTAGATCCGCTTGAACCAACTGTCCCTGATGATAAGTTTGAATTATTATATAAAGAAAATAAATTGTTTAGAGTAACTCCGTTTAATGTAGTAAAAGCTCCGCCTACCAATATTAAATTATTCTTAAGTAAAATTGTATTAATTTGAGATCCACTTGGAGAACCTGGGCCTACGGCGCTTCCTAATGCGGCATAGAATCTAATATCTTCTGTACCATCTGCAAATAATCTAACTAACTTATGACGAGTACCTCCATTAAATGAATCAAAACCTCCACCTACAAGTATACGACCGTCTGATTGAACATTTATTGTGAATCCAAGTGGGGTAAATGCTCCAGTAAAACCTGTTCCTATTTTAGTATAAAAAGCAGTATCTTCCGTACCATTTGAATTTAATCGGATTAGACCATTTTTAGTAGTTCCATTAAATGTAGTAAATCCGCCGCCGACTAATATTAATCCGTCGGCTTGACACGCAATTGCAAGTATATCAACTGCATTTGAACCTAAGTTTGAATTAAATGCTGAGTCTAATGTTCCATTTGCGTTTAATTTAATTAGGCCAGCTGCTGTACCGATTAATATAGAATTATCAGATTGAATTGTAATTGCATTAACTTGAGAAGTAATACCTGAGCCTAAGTTTGTATAGAATGCAGTATCTTCTGTACCATCTGAATTTAATCGGATTAAGCGGTTTCGGGTATTTCCATCAAATGTGGTAAATACTCCACCTACTAAAATCTTTCCATCGGCTTGAACAGCGGATTGAATAACTGTTCCATTAAATCCCAAACCTAAGTTTGTATAGAATGCAGTATCTTCTGTACCATTTGAATTTAATCGGATTAAGCGGTTTCGGGTATTAGTATTAAATGTGGTAAAGTCTCCACCTATTATAAGTTTTTCATCCGCTTGAACACTAACTGTTTCAACATAAGTTCCAGCACTAAAACCTGTACCTAAATTTGAATAAAATCCAATATCTTCAGAACCGTCAATATTTAATCTAACTAAACTCTTTCGGGTAGCACCTTTAAAAGTTGTAAAATATCCACCAATAACAATTTTAGTACTTAATTGATTTACAATTGTAATAACTTCGCTATCATTAGTGGTATTAGTAAATGCAGTAACTAATGAAGAATTAAACGACTCATTTGAAATACCATCAATTGCACTAGAACCTGAAGTACCAGCAGTTCCGCTTGAACCAGATGTACCGCTTGTGCCTGAACTACCAGCAGCTGACTCCCAGGCTGCACCAGTAAACCTATAAATATTATTATCTAATTTATTATAGATTACAGAACCTTCTTTAGCTGATCCACTTGCATTGGTAATATCGTCAATGGTTGGAATTAGTAATCCTAGCTTTGGATTTGCACTACTATCGTTAAGTTCAACACCACCTGGCGAAGTTATTTTATATGACATCTAGCTTAATTTCTTTTTTTTGAATAGACTGAATCTTAGCCTATTTACTGATCAATATTATTTATTTAAGATAGGCCAGTATTATATCAATCCATCACTAATTATTTCAACTCGTGCAGCAATTGCGATTTGGTCAGATGTATTATTTGCAATATTAATAAGTAAAATTGCTCCACTTATTGTAAAAGTTGGGATAGATACCCAAAGTACTGAATCTTGAGCAAGCGTAATTTCAGTAAATCCATTTCCAACAATTGAAACAGTTCCAGCAATATTTTTAACAGCTCCGCTATACATTCGATAATCAACCTCATTAGAGCCTCCCGCACTACCTATCATATAAATTTGAATACCATATATTCTATCCACTGTATTAAACTCAAATGATTTATTATTTACAATATCAATTTTTAAGCCAGCAGAGCCAAAGGCTGAAATTGGATCAGAGTATAAAATATTTGAATGAGCCTGTTTTACTCCAGTCGTTATATTTTGATGGCGGCTGTATACTACTTCATTTGGCATTTCAGCAACAGCCTGGGTTCCAATTAATAGGGCATCTAGTGTAGTATCTTCAAATATACCAAAGGTTGAATCAACTACAGTGGTTCCACCTGCACCAAATACCGTATATTGAGATTGAGTACCGGATACTGAAACCGAAGTTCCGCTTGAACCAGATGTACCGGAAGTACCACTTGAACCGTTTGAGCCTGAAGTACCAGTTCCACCAGAAGTACCGCTTGAACCGTCTGAGCCCGAAGTACCAGTTAAACCCGACGTTCCGCTTGAGCCGTTTGTTCCAGAGACTCCATCAATACCTGATGTTCCAGATGAACCATCTGAACCAGAAGTTCCGCTTGTTCCAGTTGAACCTGAAGTACCAGAAGTTCCGCTTGATCCATTAGAACCTGAAGTTCCAGAAGAACCATTTGAGCCTGAAGTTCCGCTTGATCCATTAGAACCTGAAGTTCCGCTTGATCCATTAGAACCTGAAGTTCCTGAAGAACCGTTTGAGCCATTTGAACCAGAAGTTCCGCTTGAGCCGTTTGAACCAGAAGTTCCTGAAGAACCAGAGGTACCAGAAGTACCAGATGTTCCGCTTGTTCCAGCTGAACCTGATGTACCTGAGCTACCATTTGTTCCTGAGACTCCATCAATACCGGACGTACCGCTAGTACCAGAAGTACCGTCTGATCCACTTGAACCAGAAGTTCCTGATGTTCCAGTTGAACCTGAAGTACCAGTTGAACCCGATGTACCAGAACTACCAGAAGTTCCGCTTGTTCCAGTTGAACCTGATGTTCCCGAAGTTCCAGTTGAACCTGAAGTTCCAGAAGTACCGCTTGAACCGGAAGTACCGCTAGTACCAGATGTACCAGTTGAGCCAGAAGTTCCAGATGTACCAGTTGAGCCAGAAGTTCCAGATGTACCAGTTGAACCGGAAGTACCAGATGTACCAGTTGAGCCTGATGTTCCTGAACTTCCAGTTGAACCAGAAGTTCCCGAAGTTCCAGTTGAACCGGATGTTCCAGAAGTACCGTTTGAGCCTGATTCTCCCGAAGTTCCTGAGCTACCGTTTGTTCCAGAGACTCCATCAATACCAGAAGTTCCGCTTGTTCCTGATGTACCATCAGAACCTGAAGTACCGCTTGTGCCTGAAGTTCCACTTGTTCCGCTTGTGCCTGAAGTTCCAGTTGAACCGGAAGTTCCGCTTGTACCCGAAGTACCAGTTGAACCGGAAGTTCCGCTTGTACCCGAAGTACCAGTTGAACCGGATGTACCAGAAGTACCAGAAGTTCCGCTTGTTCCAGTTGAACCTGAAGTACCGCTTGTTCCAGAAGTTCCATTTGAGCCAGATTCGCCTGATGTACCAGAGCTACCGTCTGTTCCAGAGACGCCGTCTATTCCAGAAGTTCCGCTTGTGCCTGATGTTCCATCTGACCCAGTTGAACCAGAAGTTCCGCTTGTTCCAGAAGTACCAGAGGTTCCGCTTGTGCCGGTTGAACCAGAAGTACCGCTTGTTCCGTCTGAACCTGAAGTACCGGAAGTACCAGTTGTTCCGCTTGTACCGGAAGTTCCAACTGAACCATTTGAACCTGAAGTACCAGAGGTTCCGTCTGAACCTGAAGTACCGGAAGTACCAGTTGTTCCGCTTGTACCTGAAGAACCATCTGTTCCTGAGACTCCATCAATACCGGAAGTACCTGAAGTACCGCTTGTTCCGTCTGAGCCTGAAGTACCTGATGTTCCGCTAGTTCCATTTGACCCAGTTGAGCCTGAAGTACCGGAAGTACCAGTTGAACCTGAAGTTCCTGAAGTACCAGTTGAGCCTGAAGTACCGCTTGTGCCACTAGAACCAGTTGCAGCAATTATGGCTAAGAAAATTTCATGATTATTTGCAAACTGTGGAGTACCACCAGAACTAACTAGTGCAACTGGAACAGTCCAGTAATTGGAGGCTCCAGTAATTAAGGTAGTTGCTCCATTAATAA